GTCCTGTCCACGACTGGGCAAGTCATGCTGCTGATGCGTTTCGGTATCTGGCGCTGTCTGTCCAAGCGATGTACGTCACGCCACCGCCACCGCCACCATCCATGCCCAAACGCACACATCACTGGAACCGCAGATAATGACCACGACTGACAAACTCACGCAAGTGCATGACCGCGCTATGCGTGGCTTTGACGCGACTTATGACCCACAGCGCGACAATCGGGCGCAGTGTCTCGAAGATCGCCGGTTTGCGTTTGTTCAGGGTGCGCAGTGGGAAGATAATCTCGGTCAGCAGTTTGAAAACCGCCCGAAGTTTGAAGTCAACAAAGTGTCTTTGGCGGTCACTCGGTTGTTTAGCGAATACCGCAACAATCGGATCACGGTCAACTTCAAATGCAAAGACTCGTCAGGCAGCAAAGAAACTGCCGAAAACATGAACGGCCTGTATCGTGCTGACGAACAAGACTGTAATGGTCAGGAAGCCTACGACAACGCTTTTGAGGAAGCTGTCGCAGGCGGTATCGGCGCGTGGAAGATCAAAGCCAAATACGAAGATGAAGAAGATGAGGATGACGACCGTCAGCGCATCGTCTTAGAGCCAATCTTTGATGCTGATCAAACCGTGTTTTTTGATGTATCAGCCAAGCGTCAAGACAAGGCTGATGCCAAGTATGCATGGCATATCATCAGCATGACACCCGACGCTTACGAGGAGCGGTTCGGCAAGTCAGCATCGTCGTTTGATGTGGTTGAAAAGAGCCAATACTCATTTGAGTGGTTCTCGGCTGATGTGGTCAATGTCGCTGAATACTACGAGGTCGAAGAGGTCAAGCAAAAGCTCGCCTTCTACAAACATGACATTGCCAAAGATGAAGTAAAACTAAACGAATCTGAGGAAGAAGCCGAAGAATTGGCTGATCAGATTCGGGCGCTTGAAGCTCAGGGCTACTATCGCGCACGCACCAAAACAATCAAATGCCGCAAGGTGCATTTGTACGTGATTGATGCGTCAGGCGTGCTTGAAGATCATGGCTACATTGCAGGCAAGTACATCCCGATCATCCCGATGTATGGCAAGCGGATGTTTATCGACGGCATCGAACGGGCATGGGGTCATGTGCGCATTGCTCGCGATCCACAGCAGATTTACAACACCATTACGTCAGCACTGGTCGAGATTGCGGCGAGTGGCTACAAGCAAAAACCAATCTTTACGCCCGAACAAATCGCGGGCAAAGAAGACATGTGGGCAGATGATGCGGTTGAGGATTATCCGTATCTGCTGATCAATCAGACTACCGATGCAAGCGGCAACAAACTGCCGCCTGCGCCTATTGCATACACACAGCCGCCACAACTGCCGCAGGCTATGACCGCGCTGATTCAAGTGGCTGGTGTGGATATTGCCGAGTTGACCGGCAATCAGCAAAACGCCGACCAAATGGTCAGTAATATCGCAACCGAAACCGTCGAGAAGATCCATGAGCGCCTAGACATGCAGGCGTTTATCTACATGGACAATATGGCCAAGGCGATGCGCCATAGTGGTTGCGTGTGGCTATCCATGGCGCAGGAACTCTACGACGAAGATGGTCGTGAAATGCGTGCTGTATGGCATGACGACACCGAAGATACGATTGTGATCAATCAGCCAACCATGAAAGATAACGTGCTGAAATACGAAAACAATCTGTCTGACGGCAAGTATGACGTGGCTGTTGACGTGGGTGCGTCGTTTGCATCTCGTCGTGAAAAAACAGTGTCAAACCTGCTCAAGATGCTGCCGGTTACGCCCGATCCTGAGCTGCAAGCCGTCATCTCAGCCACGATTGTGAGTAACTTGGACGGTGAAGGGTTGTCCGACCTTGCCAAGTTTGGTCGCAAGAAACTACTTGCGATGGGCGCAGTAGAGCCAACTGACGACGAAATCAAAGAGCAGCAAGAGCAAGCAGCAGCAATGGCTAATCAGCCACCCGATGCTCAAACCCAGCTCATGCAGGCGATGGGTGAAGAAGCTCAGGCTAATGCGGTCGCTGCTCGCGCCAAAACAGCCCAGACACTGGCGTTGGCTGATAAAGCGAATGCCGAAGCTATTAAGACCATGCTAGACGCCCAAGCTCAACAGCAAAATATGCAGATGCAGCAAATCTTACAAATGCTTGCGGCTATGCAAGGCTCACAGCAGCAGAACCAGCAACAAATCGCGGCGAGTGTTGAGACTAATCCGACACCCATGCCGCAACTCCCGCAAGGCGTCCAGTCGCCTATCTAAGACTGAGCAACCGAGGTAAACATGACACAACAGGCAGATGAAAGCTTGGGCTTGGGCGCGTCTGAGGAATTGCCAGACGATGATCTAGATACCGATGCAGAGCCAGATGACGCTGAGGACGATCCAGCGGATGATGGCGAAGTCGAAGTGACGTTTGGCGAAAAGCCAGACGATGAAACCCAAGAAGATGGCGAGGACGATGAGGATGCATCTTCAGTCATTCGCAACATGCGCAAGCGTGAACGCGAAAAAGACCGGAAGCTTCGTCAAGCCGAACGTGAGTTAGAGCAACTGCGCAAAGCCCAACAGCCACAAACTGCCGTTCCAGAGTTGCCACCCAAGCCTACGCTTGAGTCGTGCGACTGGGATGAACAGGAGTTTGAGAAAAAGCTGATTGATTGGCAAAAGCAAGCCAGTCAGGTTGAGCAAGCCAAAGCCAAAGCACAAGAGCAGCAACAAGCTTTGGTGCGCGAAGCCGAAGCCAAGCGCACGGCGTATCAGGAGAATGCAAAGAAACTCAAGGCCAAAGACTTTGCCGAAGCTGAGGAGGAGGTGGTGTCCATCTTCGACCAGACGCGACAAAGCATCTTGCTTGAAGCTGCTGATAATCCTGCGTTGCTTGTATATGCCCTAGGCAAAAATCCTGCCCAACTCGAACGCCTGTCAAAAATCACCAATCTCGCCAAGTTTGCTGCCGAAATCGGCAAACTCGAAAAGGATCTGAAAGTGTCTAAACCAACCAAGCCAGCGCCTGCTGACACCAACTTGCGCAGCAATGCGCCCGCGTCAGGCAGTAGCAAGAAATTAGCTCAACTTGAAGCTGATGCAGAACGGACGGGCGACCGTACCAAACTGATCGCTTACAAGAAAAGCCTTCGCAAATAATCCATGAGGTTTTGAATTATGGCTACCAGTTTCACCAAGCAAGAGCAGGTGATGTTTGATAACGTCATCGAAGGTTTTGATGACTTGCTCGTCATCGCAAAAGGCGCTGAACTCTATAACCCATTGACCGCACAAGAAGCAGTCAATGCTCAAGATAAGTTTTGGTTGCCTTGTCCGATGATTGGGTCGTCTTATGATGGCTTTGATCAATCATCCAATTTTGACGGCCTGACGCAGCTTAACGTGCCTTGTTCTGTGGGCTACCACAAATCAAGCCCCAAAACACTGAGCGCCAAAAATCTGCGTAACACGTTTGCCATGAATCAATATGGTGCGGCTTCCAAGCAAAAATTGGCGTCTGATGTCAACATGGCGTTGTTCAATACCGCTGCGCTGTATGGCTCTGTTGTATCGAAGCGTACTGATGCTGCCAGTGGTTATGACGATGTGGCTGATTTGGACAACCGGTTCACTCGCATTGGCGTGCCGCAAGACGGTCGTATGGCGTTTTATGCGCCCAGCGCCATGAATGCAATGGCTGGCAACTTGGCTGGTCGTTCCGAAGATTCGAGCCGCTCGCGTGATGCGTATGAGCGTGCAATGATCCGTAGCGACATTGCTGGCTTCCAAGTGTTCAAGAACGATCAGGAAGTTCGTCTGACTGCTGCAACCGGTGGGGCTGTTTTGGTCAATGGTGCAAACCAACGCACTGTACCTGCCGCAACCGTCACTAGCGCAGGACTCACCGAAAACAAGGACAATCGCTACACTGATCTGGTTGTCGATGGTGGCACTTACGCCAACATCAAAGTCGGTGATGCTTTCACGATTGATGGGGTTTTTGAAATCCATCTGATCACCAAGCAAAACACCGGCAGTCTGAAAACATTCCGCGTGGTCGATAAGCCTGCTGCCAACACCATTCGCACCTATCCAGCCATCATTGATGCTGCTGAAGGCTCGATTGGCTCGAAAGAGTATGCAAACGTCAGTAATGCTCCGGCTGATAACGCCCCATTGACTTGGCTCAATACTGTTGCCGCTCCGATGAATCCGTTTTTTCGTAAGGAATCGCTGATCCTCATCCCCGGCTCGTACAGTGTGGATGCTGCTGATGGTTGGATGGTTATGCGTGCTACCACCAGTTTGGGTATTGGCATTACCTACACTCGCCAAGGCTCAATCAATGACCTGAGCGTTAAGGCTCGTTGGGATATTGATTTTGGCACCGCACTCCTGAATCCAGAAATGGCTGGCGTGCAGTTGTTTGGCCAATCCTAACCACTAAACACAACGACGACAAAGAGGGCTTAAGTGCCCTTTTGTCGTTTTTGGAGTGTCAAAAATGCAAAGTCCAACAATGCTGTACAAGCCGGATGGCGACACCGAAGTGTGGGGGATGATGCTGCAAACCACAGTTGTGGATGCTGACGAAGTTGAGGGCTATCTTGCTGACGGGTGGGCTGATCATCCGCATAAGGTGGCGCAATCGCCTAAGCCTAAAACTCGCTTGAGCAAACCAAAATGATCAAAAAACGCTATCTCATCGACCAAGCCATGACCGAAATCGGCATGGGCGGCTATCAGTTTGACGCATCACCCGAGGAGCACACCGACATCTTGCGCCAAATGGATGCGATGGTGGCGATGTGGTCATCTAAGGGTGTGGATATTGGCTATAACGTGCCAACTGACCCAACTGACAGCGACTTGGACGACGATAGCGGCATTGAATTGCAACACGCGGCAGCGGTTTATAAATCGCTCGCCGTTCAGATTTGCCCAATGTACGGCAAACAACCAAGCATCTTGCTTATCAAAACACAAGAGGATGCCTACAACGCCATGCTGTCTAGTGTGGCAACCAAACCAACGCGACAGTACCCTGATCGTTATCCGCTCGGTGCTGGCAATCGTCGCTACAGACGTTGGGGCTTCTAATGCAAGTGCCCATTCTGAGCGGCATCTATGCCGACACTACATCGGACTATCGCACGTCATATCCGGTCAATCTTGTGCCGGTGCCCAAAGATACGGGGATCAGCAAGGGTTATTTGCGTACTGCCGATGGCATCGCACACTTTGCTGACACAAACGGCCTAGATCGTGGCGGTATTGTGTGGGGTGGCGTGCTGTATCGCGTATGCGGCAGCAAGTTTGTGAGTGTGTCTGCATCCGGCCATGTGACTGAGTTGGGTGATGTTGGCTCAGGTGGTCGCTGCTCGTTTGATTATTCGTTTGATCGGCTGGCCGTCTCATCAAATCGTGGTTTTTACTACTTTAATGGCCTGACGCTTGCCAAGGTGACCGATGGTGATCTTGGCGACGTAATTGATCATGTGTGGATTGATGGGTATCACGTCACCACGGATGGCGAATTCATCGTCGTTACTGAACTGAATGATCCGACCGCAGTTAATCCACTCAAGTACGGCTCAAGCGAGTTTGACCCCGATAATATTTTAGGGCTGCTTAAAGTCCGCAATGAGTTGGTGGTACTCAACCGCCACAGCATTGAGGTGTTTGATAATGTCGGCGGCGAGCTTTTCCCGTTCCAACGCATTGATGGTGCGGTGATTCAAAAGGGCATTGTTGGCTCTCATGCAAAATGTATGTTTGCCCAAACTTTTGCCTTTGTAGGCGGCGGCCGCAACGAGCCGATCAGTGTTTATCTTGGCGCAAGTGGTGATGCCCAAAAGATTGCCACACGCGAAATCGAATCAATCATCGCTCAATACACCGAATCGCAACTGTCTACCATGGTGGTGGAAGCTCGTGAGCACGAAGCACACCAGTGTCTGTATATCCACTTGCTCAACGAAACATTGGTTTATGACTTGGCAGGGTCATCGGCTGCTGGACAGCCAGTTTGGTTTATTCTGAAAAGTGGCAGTGCTGCAAATCAGCAGTATCGGGCTATTAATTTTGTTTATGCCTACAACAAATGGATCGTAGGCGACAAGACGACCAACAAACTCGGCTACATGACCGATTCAATGTTTTCTCAGTACGACCAGCCCACAGGATGGCGCTTTGATACGGCGCTGATCTACAACGAAGGCATGGGTGCGATTATCAATTCGGTTGAGTTGGTGGGCACTGTAGGTCGTGCAGCGACAGGGCAGCAGCCTAGTGTGTTTTGTTCGTACACCAAAGATGGCTTGACGTGGTCACAAGAGCGCAGCAGATCAGCCGGTTTGCGTGGTGATTATGCTCACCGCATGACGTGGCATCGTTTTGGCGTTCGGTTTGGTCACTGGCTTGGCTTGCGCTTTCGTGGCGTTGGCTCGACCACTTTAGCTATTCCTCGCCTTGAGATTCAGGTGGAGCCATTGAATGTCTAATCTTCTAAAACTGCCCCGTGATTTGATCGCCAAGATATCAAGCGATCCACGGTCGATCCGCTTTCTTGAAAACCTACAATCTCAAGCGTTTGATTTGTTGCCCACAACGATTCAAGAGATTTTGCTGGCCGTTCAGCAAGCACAAGTCACTGCCGATGATGCAAAAAGCATGGCGATTCAGGCGATGATCCAAAAACCTGATGACGCGCTTGGTTTGATTAGCACTCCATTTTATCCAAACGATCAGATGATTGGCTTGGTTTCTGTTTTTGATGCGCCGATTGATGCGCTTGGCTTAGTCGAGGTGTCATTGTGACCATTGAATACAAACAGGCGTATAACGACACGCTAAACGCTGGCAGCAATACGCTGTACACCGCTCCAGCCGGTACGCTTGCCCAGATTCGAGCAGCAACCGCTCACAATCCAACGGTATTGCCAATCGTTTTGGTTGTGTCAGTTGGTGGCAATCAGTTTGTTAAAAAGACACTGGCTGCCGATGCAACGCTGATCTTGTCTGAACTGCTCAATCATCAGGTCAATGCAGCGCAGACCGTCACCGCAACCGGTGAAGACCTGAATATCATCCTGTCTATTGCTGAGGTGGTGTGATGCGCAACTTTTTACAGATTGCTGCTGGTGTTGA